TTTCAAGGATGCAATAAGGTTTTTTTTGGCGCATAAGGATAGCGCGCATATATCCACTAGGAGCGATCCAAACCAAGAGGGATAACTGCAACATTATGCAACAGGAGAGCATGGGTATATCCTACCACTTCGGGGGGTATATCCTGCACATTTCTATACACTCATTAACCACTATACATCTATGTAGTATTACCAGATTTCGCCAGATTCACCCAACCCAACCTGATTCACAGGTAGGCAGACAAAACACGCTCAATTCATTTCAATATAACAACTAAGCCCAATTTATGCAGTGCCACAGACCTGCTTAATTAACCCACCAGTCCCTCACATACACAATAGTTTAGTGCATATTTATTCAATAAAGGTATCCCAATTCCCCGACAAAACACCAGCATAATTGCATACAGACTGCATAAACAGCTCTAAATTGCATATTTAGTGCATATTCACAGGAATGAGGGGGGAGGGGTCAAAATTAAGGCAGGGGGGGCGGCGGATTGAAGCTAAAGGGGGTGGGGAATCTCTCCTCTACCTCCATACATTGTTTGAAAGTTTTGGGATAGGGCCTTCTTAATTAGGCAGGTGGCTAGTTGACCTAAGAGGGTTTCTTATTTGATTAAGAGCGGTCTGGAATCAAATGACAGCCAAATAAGGATCACCACATTTTATCTCGTTACCTCACAGCCCTTCTCATGAGTGGAAATCTAGTACCCTTCAAACAGGAGGGCAAGATGGAAGACCATGAAGATGTCAATCTGACTGAGCTGACTGCATACCAGTTGAAGTTCATAGATGAATACATGAAGTGTGGGAACAAGCGTCAAGCGATGCTCAATGCTGGTTACAAGGGCAAGGGCAAGCGATCCACCGTGACCAGTTCTGCTGCAAAGCTCTACAACGTACCAAAGGTAAAGGCTGAGATTGAACGCAGACGCAGGGCACTGGCTGAGGAGAACATGATTGACTCCAAGCAGATTGTGAATCGTCTTTCCAAGATGTTCAACGGAGAGCTGTCCAGTCAGTTTGTGACCAAGAGTGGGCAGGTGGTTGATGTTCCAATCACGTTCAAGAACCAGATCGAAGCTGCAAAGGTACTGGTGAATATCCTCGGCATTGCTGAGCAGAACAACAAGCCGAAAGAAGAGAAGCCTGTCACACAGAAGCTTGCTGAAGACCTTGAGGAAATGTCCAAGATGTTCCTTGAGCAGAGCAAGAAGACTGCAGTTGAGGTCAAGGGTATCCCTGAGCCTGAGAAAAAGGACAAGGAATGACCTACGAGCCTCAAGACAATGTAATCGATTTTGACGTTGAAAGGCGTTTCCCTGCAAACCGCATCTTCAATGAGACCATGCGTGAGACTGCAAAGCTTCTCAGGGAGAGCGAGGTGGACGCAGACAGAATCCGGCAAGACCTCTTCATACTTCTTGACGCTGTTGATGAAATAATCGAGAGGGCGAAGAAATGAGATACATCATCCAAGTCTTTGCCTCAGCATTCCAGATAGGCAGGATAGAGAACAATGGGGATCACTGCATCTTGTACCCTGCTGGGGACTCCACAATAGAATATGTCTACGTCTCCGATACCTGGGTGATGAACAACAACGCCAAGGTAGGTGGGTACTACGTCTACTACGACAATGGGGACAGCGAATACGTCACTGAGGATGAGTTCAAGATGAGGGCTACCCTAGTTGACGAGGATTGAATATCACCAGCAAGTGAAGAGCCTGATGGTGCAGGCTGAGGCCAAGGGAAACCTGACCGAGTGGATGAGGATGATGTGTCGTAATGACATTTTCTTCCTAGCCACCTATGTCCTTGGTCGTACCGATATTGACCACATCGAAGGCCCCGATGGTATCCCACAGTACCGTGACTGGTTGTTTGAACGCTGCATGGAAGTGCAAGCTAAACCTAATGGGTATATAGATATATGGGCGCGAGACCATTACAAATCGACCCTAATAACCTTCCTCAAGACAATTCAGGATATTCTGGTAGACCCAGAAATCACCTGCTGTATCTACTCATACTCCAGTTCCACTGCTACCAAGTTCCTCCGTCAGATCAAGCTTGTCCTTGAAGGAAACCGCAAGCTCATAGACCTGTTCCCCGATATTCTCTTCGATGATGTCTCCAAGCCCTACTGGATAGACGAGAACGGTGACAGGCATAAGATGATATGGTCTGAGGACGGTATCCGTGTAAAGAGAAAATCCAATGCAAAGGAAAATACCGTTGAGGCTTCGGGCCTTGTTATCGGTCAGCGTACAGGTGGTCACTACAATCTGCTTATCTATGACGATGTCGTTACCCCTGATTCTGTTACTTCTCCGGAAATGATTGCCAAGACCACGAAGCAGTGGCAGATGTCTCTCAACACCGGTTCTTCCGGCAATCTCCGTGTCCGTATCATCGGTACTCGCTACCACTACGCAGACACCTATCAGTGGATCATTGATTCAGGCTACGCAAAGCTGAGAATGTATCCCTGTGTCGATGAAAGAGGTGTGCCTGTCCTCTATGACGCTCATACCATCGAGCAGAAGAAGAAGGCAATGGGTAGCAGCGTCTTTGCATCCCAGATGATGTGCGACCCCAAGCAAGCCTCCACAATGGGCTTCCAAGATGAATGGTTGCAGGTTTGGGATGGTCAGAGCATGAACAACCTGAATATCTACATCATCGTAGACCCTGCAGGTACGAAGACCAAGAAAGCTGACTACACCACCATGTGGGTAATCGGTCTTGGTGCTGACAAGAACTACTACATCATCGATCTAATCAGGGACAAGTTTGACCTCACCGGTAAGACCAACACCCTCATTCAACTGGTCAAGCGGTACACGAACAGGAACAGGAAACCAATCGTGTTCTACGAGAAAGTCTCCATGCAGTCTGATATCGAGCATATCCAGTACGTCATGAATCATACGAATTACCGCTTTGCAATCAATCCTGTCACGGCAACCGCTCCCAAAGGTCAACGCATTGAGGCACTGGAGCCTCTATTTCGAGAGCGCAGGGTTTGGTTGTGTAAAAGTGCGTGGCACTACAACTGGGAGGGAGAGAGGGAAGATATGATGACTTCCTTTATCAACCAGGAATACAGGGCGTATCCGTTCTGTGCCCATGATGATGCTCTGGACTCTCTCTCAAGGATTGCCGATGCAGAGACAGGGGGACAAATGACATTCCCCGATGCCATGTCGATTGAGGAACAAATCAGGGCGCAACTGGAGAGCAGGGGCATGAGGTTTGAAGACGCTATCACCGTTGATTATGAGCCTATCTAATCTCGTTACCTCCGAGCAACACTGACTTATTGACATTCCCTAGACTGTGGTCATGAACACTGTGACTGTAGGTCTCGACAACGGATCGCTTGACTATCTGGGCCGCCGAGAACCGGTAAAAAAACAAGGTAATGACCCTCTTGCGAAGGCGATTGCTTCCAAATGGAGCAGGATGAAGACCATTCGTCAGAAATCCGAGGCACTCCGTTGGGAGGCTTGTGCATACGTACAGCACAGGATGAATGAATTCTCAGACAACAACAACCCAATCAAGCCGGTGAAGCTCTACAACACCGCTGGGATACTTGCCTTTGACACCTTCATCAACGGTTATCATGGAAATCTTATTACCCCTTCCATGCGTTGGTTCAAGCTCACCCTCATCGGTGAGAATTACGAGGACTCCGACACCATCCACGGTGCGAATGACTATCTTGAAATCTCCGAGAACCAGATGTATGCGGAGCTGAACAAGACCAACTTCTACCCGATGGACAAGCTTGCCACCAAGGACGCTGCAGTACAGGGTACTTCTGCTGAATGGGTGTATGACGATGTTGAGGACGGGCTTTGCGTATTCGAGACCATCGCTCCGTGGGACTTCTGGATAGACAAGAACCACAGGGGGAAGGTCGACACCATATTCATTCGCTTCACCATGACAGCCTCCGATGCTCTTGACCGATTCAAGGACAGGACTCCAAAGGATATTGTCCGTGAGGTTGAGACAGATGCAGGACATACCGAGCATGAGTTTATTTTGGCTATCTACCCCAGAAAGAAGCTTCGGAGTGACCGAGGAAAGGTGCTTATCTCCACCGAGAAACCCTATGCCGCTGTCACTTATTACCCGACTGATGATTGTATCGTTGAGGAATCCGGTTATGACGAGTTTCCGGTAGCTGTACACGTTTTTGAACCAGATGGCACTTCCGTCTATGGCAAGGGTCTGGTCATGAAGTACATCACAGAGCTGAAGAGACTCAATTCCATGTCGAGGGACGAGCTTGAGGCAATCCAGAAGGTTGCAAAGCCTCCTATGGCAGTACCGGAATCGCTCAAGGGAAGGTTCTCTTCAGACCCAGGGGCACGAAACTATGTCGGAAACAGCGAAAACAAGCCTGAAATCATCCAGACGGTACAGGATATCGGTTGGGTAAGCAATGAGATCAAGGAACTTGAGGAGAAAATCGGGAGACTGTTCTTCAACGACCTCTTCAACTATCTCATGCGACAGGACAAGGTACTCACCGCTACACAGACACAGGCAATCAAGAGTGAGGAACTTGCACTCCTTGCTTCCATCCTTGGTACAACCCAGTACATGAAGATAAACCCCATCGTAAAAAGGGTGTTCAGAATCATGGCAAAGGGAAACAGGTTGCCAAAACCTCCCAAGGAAATGCTCAGGGTCAAGAACGCACTCATGAAAATCGAGCTGGACGGGCCTCTTGCCAAGAACGTGAAGATGTTCGCCATGCAGGATGGACTGCAAGCCTCCCTTGAATGGTTGCAAGCCCTCCATGCAATGCAAATGACCACTGCACTGGACAACCTTGATACCGATGTATTTGTACGGAAGGCCCTCACTGCAGCCGGACTCCCACAGTCTGCTCTCAGGGAGATTGCCGATGTAGCCAAGATGCGACAGCAGAAGGCGCAGATGATCCAACAGCAACAGGAGATGCAACAGATGCAACAGCTCTCAGAGATGCAAAGGAACGTGAATGGGCAGGGAAACCTCAATAATGCGGCAGGTATGAACTGATGATAACCAAGCATACCAAGCTGACAAACGAGGACATGCTCCACAGGGCAGAGGTAAGGAAAGCCTTCAACACAGGCGATGGCAGGGCCGAGTTAATCAGGATTCTTGCCGACCTTGGGATGTTTCGGGAGATAAAGCCGGAAGAGCTTCCACTCAGGAACTATGGAATCCGCAAGCTGGAGGAGCTTGGATTCCTGGACATAGAAGTGATTGTGGAGGTTGTGAACCATATGTTCTCCCTTCCACTCGCCCTGAGACCGACTGTCGAAGAGACAGGCGAAGCATATGACGACCTCTTGTAGGTCGATTGGAGAAATACATGCCAGGTGATGGAGACCAGCAGAACGTTCAGACTCCTGCAGGAGAGAACCCTACCAGTACAGAGGGTTTGAATCCCAATGGTGAGCAGACTAATGCTACCCCTGAAACACAGCAACCCACTACCCAGAAGTGGATGGCACAGCTCCCTGACGAATTGAAAGGCAACGAGAAGCTTTCCAAGTATTCCAGCTTGGGGGAGGCATTGAAGGGCCTTTTGGATGGAAGCGAACCAAAAACCAAGGAAGGTGGAGAAGGATCACAGGAGACCCCTCCTGAGATTGACTACAAGTTCACGAAGAGTTTTGTGGAAGCAGCAGATGCTGATGGAACTCTCTCAAAGAAGCTGACGGAAACACTCAAGTCATTGAACCTTCCGCAGGAGCAAGCGGAACCGATCTACAACGCTCTGGTCGATTACCAGAACGGAAACATCGAAGCCTTCCAGACGAAGGGCAAAGAGATGTGTGAGAAAGCCCTCAGGGAAGAGTGGGGCGATGAGTATGACGGTAAGGTTGCGGCAATGCAGAGGGCCTACGACAAGATGGTTCCCAAGGATTCGGAAATTGACAAGGGACTGAAAATGACCGGTGCGCACAACAACCCGTTCGTTGCACAGTTGCTTGCCGAGATCGGGGAGAACATCAGTGAGCATACCCCACCCAACAGGTCTTCCGTTGGAAAACAAAAACAGTCGGGTGGTTTCCTGAGCAGGGAAAACGAAATCTATCCGTGGCAAATGTAAGAGGAAATAACACATGGCTTACGAATACCAGACTTTAGCGGAGCTGACCAAGGGTCTTGGTTCTCCCGATATCACCAATGTGGTTGACGAGATCACTCGCTCCACTACCATGCTTTCCGATGCTTCCTTCACCGAGGCAACCGGAATGCTCGAAAATCAGGGCTTGAGAAAGACCAGCTTGCCCACCAACCAGTGGGTTGCCATTGACCAAGGTGGTAAGTCCAGCAAGGGACACAAGGAATTGTTCAAGGATGAACTTGGCATGATTGAGTCTTGGGCTACTGCACGTCAGAAGGAAGGCATGATTGCTCCCAATCCGGAGAAGGTCTACGCAGAGGACGAGAGAGACCACGTCACTGCAATGTCCCTCGATGTTGAGTCTTGTCTCATCTACGGTGGTTCCCAGCCTGGTCAGTTCAAGGGGCTTGCTCCACGGTTCAACCACATCACTGAGGCACAAGACCTGAAGAACATCAAGGCAAAGCCCCAGTTCATCACCTTGGATAACGGTGGAACCACTGACGAGGAAATGTCCTCCATCTTCATGATTGTATGGGGTGCAGGGGCAACGAACATGCTCACTCCTCGCTATGCGGCGAACAAGGGTATCCAGATCACCAAGGGCCAGTGGCAGGTCATTGAGGAGAATGGGGAGAAGTTCTTCCAGAGAGACACCCAGTTCCTCATGTCCACCGGCCTTTCGCTCATGAACCGCTTTGCGGCCTTGCGTATCGCAAACATCGATACCAGTGATGCTGCTCTTTCGGTTTCCATGCCGAAGCTCAAGAAGACCCTGTTCAAGGCCTTCACTCTGCTTCCCAAGGAATTCAAGAGCCGAGTACGCATTTATGCACCTGGTTCGGTACTTGCTGGATTGAACGACTACTATGCCGGTCTGGTTCAGCCTGTCACCTACGAAAACGCCATCCCGACCAACGCCATTGGGGACGTTCGGTTTGATCGCTTCATCATCCGTCAGTGTGATTCCATGCTCGATGCCGGTGAAGATGTCGTTGATGGCGGCGCAGCATAAGGAGGTACTGAATGTTGTACGAAAAGAAAAGAACCTTTGGTCGTGAACCGATTGACCTGACCAATGCGGCACTTGCGGTGGATACCGCCGCTTATGTCGGGCAGGCTGTGGATGCTGTTGAGGCTACCGCAGGGACGCTGGACTACGAGGCCGAGAATCAGCATTTCCCCGAGGAGAATACCCTTGAGGTAATCGGATGGGAAACCGCACTCTCTGCCGCAAAGGGAGCAAGTGTTGCGCTTGTCCTTCAGTCCAGTCCTGATGCTGAGACTTGGAAAGATGAGGTCGCCTTCACTGTCAACGAGGCCGAGATTGTGAAGGACAAGTTGATTCGCAGGTTCACCATTCCTGCACAGGCCGGACGCCATATGCGCCTCAAGGCCACTGTGGGTGGTGAGGTGTTCACCGCAGGAAAGATCCTTGCGCTGGTAAGGCCGCTTTGATAGAAGCCCTGCACGACAAGTACATTTGTGTCTCCCCTGTTTACAAGGGGGGACGATTGTACAACCCAGGGGATGTTCTCCTGCTTCCCAAGGGTACTGTCTATAAGGGAAAAAGCTTCACTCCTGCAAAAGCTCCTGAGAAAACTGAAGAGCCTCCTCAGAAGCCCAAGGCAAGAGCGAAGAAAAAGAAAGCAACCTCGGAGGTAGAGGTTTAGATATATATTCCGTGGGCTTCCTCCTGCCCACGGTTTTACTGATTGATTGAGGGACTCATGGATAAACTCACCCTTTATAATCTCGCATTGTCCCTTCTTGACCTGCACATTGACGATCTGGAGACGCCAAGCAAGGAACTGACCCTGCTTGACCTCAACTACAAGAAGGTTGTCTCTTTCTGCATGAAGGCATGGGAATTCCCTTTCCTCATCAAGCGGACACAGCTCACAGAGTATGCAACCGATGTTGTCGGCAACCCAATGACTTGGAATGGATACCTGTACGGTTATGATGTCCCAGAAGACTTCGGAAGGGCCATACAGCTCAACGCAAGCAAGAATAATTCCTATGCTTACAGGTTCGGCAAGCTATGGTGCAAAATACTCGACCCAGAGCTTGAATATATCCCTAGGACGCTCTCCGTTGATGAAAATGGTACTTACCCATATCCGGATGATTTCCTTGCGCTGGTGGCCTATCAGCTTGCACTGCATATTGCCCCGATGCTTGACCCTGACGGACAGGTGCAGAGCGTTGCAGCACAAATGTACCAACTCACCCTGTCTTCCATCATCGAGAGCGAGACCCGAAGCAATGACAGGGCTGAGAACTGGAATGCAGATGCTTATTGGGATGATGGGATTTACGTTACGCAGGAAGCAATCAGGGATGCAATAGTGAAAGGGGAACTCTGATGAACAATCTTGTGAACAACTGGATATTCGGTGAGATTTCCCCAAAGCTTGGTGGTCGCTTCGACCTTCCCCTTTATGCACAGGGTTGTGAGAGACTGAGCAACTTCAGGCCGATGCCACAGGGGGGAATCACCAGACGACCTCCCTTGAAGCACGTAACGGAGACTGGAAACTGCAGGATCATTCCCTTTACGCTCAGCAGTGGGGAATCCTTCATCATCGAGCTTTCTGCATTGAAGATACACATATTGAGGTGGGTTGGGTCTGAATTCCTTCCGGTGGTGTTCCTTCCCTCTAACGATGATTTCCTTGCCTCTCCCTATTCCCTTGCCGATGCTTGGGAAGTCCAGTACGCACAGTACTATGACAGGCTGTATTTCGTTCACAAGGATCATCAGCCGCAAGTCCTGAAATACTCCGCATCATCCTTCAGTCTCACTCCCTTTGTCCCGACAAACGACATGGGTGAGAATCTTGGTGAATCGCAGGGGAACTATCCTTCTGTTGTGGGTATCTGCCAGAACCGTCTCTGGTTGGCCTCAACGCTTCTCAATCCCTATACAATCTGGGTATCAAGGCCACCTTACGGAGGTTCCAACAACCACCACGTTTTCACAACCTATGACATGGTCACAGTTGATACTGAAGTAATCAAGGATACCAAGGATTGGCCCTACACCACCAATGACGAGGGAGAGAGGGTCATTGACTTCTCCAGTTCTGAAGCTTTTCTGGAGACAATCACGGACACTGAAGAGGTAATCAACGCAAAGTGCGGTATGGAGCTTGAGCTTGCCAGTGGACGGAACGACACCATCAAGTGGATTTCCGGCATGGACAACATCTTCATCGGCACAGAGGCAAACGAGTGGATGTGTCCCTATGACATTGACCCGACCAAGCAGGGAGCTTCGATGCAATCCGCTTATGGGAGTCTCCCCATACAGCCACAGACCTTGAGCAACGGTGTCTTCTTCATCCAGAGAGGACATAAGCTGAGGGAGATTACCTACTCGCAGAATGGGACGGTATCAAACGACCTTACCTACACCGCTGACCATATCCTTTCTGCAGGGGTGAGGCAGTTGATTACCATGAACAATCCTGAGCCTCTGGTTGTCTGTCTGCTCAATGACGGAACGCTTGCTGTCCTGTCCTACGACAAGCTGAATGGGACGCAGGGATGGTCAAGGTGGGATACGCAGGGAACGTTTGTCAGCATTGCAACCTATGAGGATACCTATGGACAACAGCTCTATGCAGTGGTGAAGAGAGGGGAATCCTACTATATCGAACGCTTTGATTTCACTGAACAGGAAGTGTTCCTTGACCGAGCAGGGGAAGCCTTGCAGGGAGACCTTGAGTACACCTCCAAGATGGTAGGCAACCGGTTTGATTTCAACACCGAGAGTGGTTCGACCATCGGCAAGTCAAAGAAGGCCAAGGAAGTATGGGTGCGTTGCCTTGATTCTGGAAGGATCAGGACTGGTGTCGAGGACAAGTACATGCAGAAGACAAGAGGGCCGGTAGGCAACAGTGATTACAGAATCCCCATTTCCGGTGGGGCAAGGAAGGAATTGAAAGTGATTGTCGAGTCGGTTGCAGGAGACCCACTTACCCTGCTTGCTATGACTTATGAAGTGGAGGTGAACTGATGTTAGGGGCTTTGATTGGTGGGGGCATAAGCCTCCTGATTAATGAAATGAACAAGGCCAATGCAAAGAAGAGCAGTCGAATCAGTGCCGCAGAGAATGCCAACAACTCAATACGTCAGTACAATGAGCTTGCAAGGCAGAGACAGTCAAGGGCCGATCTCTTTGATACCAATATCTCCACCACGTATGGGAACAACTTCCTTGACAAACTCCGTAGCGGAGCTGATACCGCAACCCTCATGAGTGGCCTTTCCCAAGGAGATACAGCCTTTGCGAAACAACTGCAAGCCTATGATGCAGATGCAAGACAGGCAATCGAGAACTCAGTCTTCTCAAATAAGCAGACAGGCTTTCTTGCCGGTATGCAGGGACAGCAAAACGCTCTTGGGATGATGCAACAGTCCATACAGGCTGAGCAAGCACAGGGAGCCGCTGTAGCCTCACAGAATGTCAGTGGGATACGTAGTGACGCAGGGACGGGGGATAATGCACAGCAGATGCAGGAGCAGGTCAACAGGCTTGCAGAAGAATCCCTCCAGAACCAGATAGCAATGCAGAACAAGTCCACCACGCTCCAGATGCAGAGTAACCAAATGACAGCTTCCCAATCAGCGGAGAAACTCAGGAGACAGGCAGACATTTCAGCTCAGCAAGCCGCAGAGGAAGCCCTGAAGAGCTATGCAAACTATGAAACGGAACAGGACGACATGGAAGCCTCCATGCAATCCCACAAGAAGGACTATGAGTATTTCGAGGAGAATGCAGGGGATGAGGACAGCAGGATCAATGAATCGTTTGTCCAGTTTGACGATGATGATGTGTAAGGAGCAGATGAATGGCATACACCGGTATCAATAAGGCGCAGTTTGAGTCACAGAAATTCAACATCGAGGCAGACGCAAGGCGCAATACTGTTTCCACGATAGCAAACACCACCCTCTCCGTAGGGCAGACCCTCATACAGAATTCGATGCAGGACAAGCTTGAGGAGCTGAACAACCAGGCAGAGATTGACCTTTCCAAAGAGGAAGCGGCAATTTATGCCGACACAGACCCTGAAGAATGGGAAGAGAGGATCAATACCCTGTATGCCGAGTATGGGGAATCCGTCACCTCAGAGTCAAAGATGTGGCCTACTGTAAAGAAGCAATTCAAGAAGGGCTTGGAGACAAGGAAGTCCAGAAAAATCAGTACGTGGAATGCACAGAAGAAACAGGATGAGGTTGCGGCAACACAGGCACACAACACCAATCAACTCAATGGCATTATCCAGTCACAGGACGTTGTAAAATATCTCCAGAGTAGCGGTATCATTTACGAGAAAGGCTATACCGGAAAACAAGCAGAAGAAGAACCTACCCTTTCCGATGGCTTTGTCAGTGCCGGAGACTCAAGGATTGGCGGTGAAGCTGAAGAGGAAGGCGAAAGCATGGTCTTCTCCAGTGAGCTACAGGAAGCATACAACAATGGGGCGAGCAGATTCGACCTGTCTGTCATGGCAATCGAGCATTATGCCAAGAAACTCCATCCTTTCAATGAGAAGCTGCAGCAGGACACAATCAACAAATACACCAATGATCTCAAAGACACCATGCCGAACAATGACCTCACTACAGTGTTCAATGCAACATTCTCCGACAAGAATGTGAATAATTGGGATTTCTCCACTTTCATGAGGGAGTACAAGGCAGGTCTTGAGAATGAAACCTATGGAGGGGAACCGCTTTCCGAGACCAAGAAAAATGAGCTTATAACACAGGCAGGGAAGATGTGGGATTCACTGGTTGCCCAGAAGACAAAGGAAGCCGCTGACTTCTACGAGAATAACATCAAGAACCCCATGCAGGAACTCAAGACTGCACAGGCGACCAATTCAAACAACCTTTATTTCACCGAGGACGTCAATGCTGTCTACGACAAGGCACTGAAGGATAATCCTGTCCATGCCAAATTCCTCATGGCGCAGAAGGAAGCCGACCTGACCATTGCAAGGAACAACGAGCGTATCCAGATGCAGAGGGATTTCAAGAGACTGTATTCGCTTGGAGGAGAGCGTAGTGAGGAACAGAACCAGAAACTTATAGACATTAGTGCAAACTTCTCACAGGAAGAGCTTCTGATACTCAAGCAACAGTCATTGTCTGAAGCAAACGTTATCCAAGAGTTGAAGGATTTTGAGAAGTCTCCATACAGCTACCAGACTGAAGCCGATTTGTTTGAAAGCACACGTGCGAAGATTGCAACCGGTGGATTCAGTACCAGAAAGGAGCTTGATTCTGCAATCAAGAGCAGTGGTTTTTCTTCCGAAATGCAAGATGCACTTATGGGAGAGGGAGAGCAGTATTTCTCACGACAGGCACAGTACAAGGCAGAGACAGCACAAGCCGCTGATAATTTCCTCGCCTCCTCTCGCAATGACGGCACACTAAAGCTTTCTACCGCAAAGGCATGGCTTGATGAGAACAATATTGAAGACCCTGTACTACGTGAATCCATTGAGAAGGCGGCAAGAAGCTTCAGCATGGAGACTGCAACAAACGCCTTCTATAAGAAATTCAACGAAGGCCCGATATCCGAGGCTGATTTTGACGCAATCATGGCAGAGAACGAGATTGAAGACGAGCAGTTTATTGCAGGATTGAATGAGATCAGAACCAATAAGGAACTCAACGAAGCAAACAATGAGGTGTTCGGCCTTATCAACTCAGAAGAGTTTTCAGGTGAGGGTCTTCAGACAATCATCGATAAATATGGTGTTGAGGATGAGCGAGTAATCAACACTTGGGAGACCATGCTGGAAAACCACAACCTCTCAACACTCTCAAACAGCCTTGAGGCCTTGGACAAGGACGATAACCTTACCATCGACCAGTATGAGGCAGAGCTTGAGAAAAGCGGTGTTGACTACCAAGAGAATGCAGGGATGCTCAACCAGTACAGGGCCAAGGCAAGGCAGAACTCCTTTAACAGCGCAAACAACGAGCTTGGAACAATGCTTTACCGTGGAAGCCTGAGCAAGGGTAGAATCGATGAGGTTGCAGAAAAGTATGGGCTTACCGTTGAGGAAAATCCTGATTTCTTCAATGCGTGGAAGAATCAGGCAGAGGCCCATGCACAGGATAACGCAATCAAGGTGTTCAACTCCATGAACTACGATGATTCACTTACCACTGCACAGGCCAAGTCAATCCTTGACACCTATGGGATCACCAAGGAAGACCCCCTGTACAAGCAAATGATGGATACAGCCGAGGAGAATTACCAGAACCACCTAAGACTGGATGGAGAGGAAGCGCAGGGATTCTCCGGTAAAGAGAACTCAGATGGTGATGCTCTCAAGTCGGTTAGAACGATGATTGGCGAGTTTAGCAACGGGAATATTGACAAAAGTGACGTAATTTCCCATTTAATAGAGCAAAAATCGAATTTAACCGAGACTGACTACAAGGAATTGTACAACGAGATAAACAACGAACACCTCATCAAGAAGGCACAATCCGATGCAACATTTGAGGACAAGGTGTTCAGGCCCTATCTCTCAGAGCAGGACACCATCATGCCTGGCATGACCGACCAGAGAATGAGGGAAGCCGGTCTCGACCCACTCGATTTTGCTGATGATGCAACATACCTGCAGATGAAGGACGCAGAGGTTATCAACCAGCACATTGCCTATGTTGACCAGTATACGGACAATCAGATGTATCTTGCCCTTGTAGAGCGTGGACTCAGTGATGAGTCAATCAAGGAGCTTGGATTCTCTATTCCCGACACCTCATTCCAGAATACCCTCCAGTGGGCCAAGGAACACCAAGGGGAAAAACCAATCGGCAGGAAGGAATACGCTCAACAGCTTATAGGCGAGGCAAAAGGGAAGATGATTTCCGGCAACCTCCCCTCAGGCAGGAGCTATGGGGGAAGCAGTACCGCCTCCTCTCTGGATGAAACCATTGCCAAGTCCGCTGACAGAATATATGAGGGCCTTCTTGATGCAAGCAAGATTGGGGCACGGTACGATGATCCAGACGCAGTAAGTAATCTCAACCTTATGAAATTCTCACTCGATGACAAAGAGTATGATGCTCTTGCTTACGAGAAATTGGTGAATGGGGAGATAACAGAGAAGACATACCTTGCCGCAATCAACGAGGACGTTTCGGTCTACAAGTCACCTGAATACAGGCAGGTTCAGGAAGCTATGAAAATCTTCTCCAAGTACACAGAGGAGAAGGCAGGTTTCGGTTATGACAAGGATGGGAAGAAAGTACCGGCTAGCAGTCTTCTCACAGACAAGGTCGTGCAGAATTTCAAGGCGGCTTTCCTTGATGAGTACCAGTATGCCCTGAACAATGCAAATGGAGCATTCGTAGACCCAAATGTCGTGGCAGAGCGTGTGTACAATGAGCTACTCGATGCAGAATACACCAAGTATGCAGACAAGACTATGGAGATTCTCCAGAACGATTCTACAGTCATGTACACGAATGTATTCGGGAGGGAGACAGCAAGCAAGGCCGCTTATACAGACTTTGCAAGTGGTCAGTTGAATCGGTATGACCCCAAGGTAATCACAAACCTCTTGAGTGATCCAAGCAATCCCGATGCAGGTTTTGGATCAGAAAGCAGCAAGTTTGGAATGTGGCTTACCAAGAAGAGGAATGGAAGCTCAGACGAGGAAATAGGCAACGAGATTGCATATGACGTGGCTAGGGCTATGGGCTTTGAACCACCTCCCTTGGATGGTGAGGATTTTGAGAAGAAGTTTGAAACCTTCCTGAATGAACTACCACCGATTTCAAGGGCACAGTGGGAACAGGCTTCCCTGGTCTCCAAGTGGACGCTCGATGTGTACAACCTTGCAAAGAGTGAGATTGACCCTGAGATAGTCAGGCAACTTGATCCTGAGGGGACTATCACCCCATTTGTCATGAACAATCAGATGGGTGTTGAGATAGGTGGAGAAAGGTTTTTCTACAATGACGGAGGAAAGAAAGGGGACAGGGGATTCGTCTATGCGCATGAGGACAGCACCAAGACACTTTCCTCTGAGGCTTCAGTGCATGAGAAGAGCAAGGCAAGCCTTGAGGAGGGAATCAAGGATACCTTTGTCATGGATCAGTACGGAATCGGGGATAAATACGCAAGAGATTACCTCTTCAGTGGTGATGATGTAGATGTGGACAAGGTCGAGAACTACCTTGATGGTCTCATTACAAGAAAAGCAAGCCTTCTTGGGAAGAAGGGAGAAGCCTACGTCTCATCGTTGAATGCAAAGGCTGAGGATATCGAATCCCTCACAGGGAATGCAGGTAAATACTACTCAGGCTTGGAATACAAGGTGGACAGGAATGCCCTGAAAAAGGCCAAGGAGGATGGGACGATACAGACAAAGCCACTAAGTAGTTTCATCACCTATACACTTGTACCAGCGATTCACTGATAACCGGAGGAAACGATGTTCAATTTTACTGTTCAGTATGATGAGAAGAAATGGCTTGAGATGGAAGAGCAGATACATAATGTGTACAGCAACCATCCAGACCCCAGAAGTGCAGAGGCGGCCTATTCTGTTTCCAACATCATATCTGACGCATTCCCCAACATCAACAAGAAAGAGGCAATGCGCAACTCGCAGAAGATCATCAAGAATTTCACCGGCTATGAATTGGATACGCAGAATTTCATGACCGAGTTCGTCAATACCATGAAGGCACAGAAGAGTGACCTTGATGTTTCCATGACGTTCAGCAAGGCCATGCTTGAGGCGCAGCGCAGTGGTGTTGATTCAGAGGCATACAAGCAGAAAATCCATGAGGCAATCGAGGAAATGGGTTCTCAGAAACTTCCCTACCGCAATGACTTCAAGGACATGAGCCTGTTCACAGACCTGCTTGTTGAGTCGGGAAGGATTGTCCCTTCCATGATACCCACGATGGGAATGTACATTGCCGGTGGTGCGCTCTCTACCGTCACAGGTGGAGCAAGCCTTCTTGCGGCAAAGGCAGGTAGCTCAATCTACTCAGGCATGATGGAGGCCGGTTCGGTTGCCAAGGACTTGTTTCAGGTCAAGGACGAGGAAGGAAACAGACTCAGCGATGAATACATTCTCTCTGCATGGTCTCTGACTATGGCAGGGGTCGGGGCATTGAATCTGGTCACTGACGGTTTCGAGAAGGTCACTGGTGGGATTGCCAACAAGGTAGCCGGTAAGATATTCAGCAAACAGGCCACAAAGGAATTGGTGAAAAGCGGTGCTGTCAAGAAATGGGGACAGCGGATCGCTACGGATTACCTTGGGAAGGGTATTACAGGGGAAGCGGCAGAGGAAGCGATTGAAGAGCTTATCGGCATGGCCTCCTCCAATTACATCATGAAGCACAGCAATGAGACAGAGGGGACACTGTTCGAGGGACACAGCAAGGAAGACATCATCAAGGCTATGGCCCAGACCGCAGTATCAACCGCAAAGGGAATGATCCTCACCGGTCTACCCTCCGCCACCATTTCCACCATTCAGGAATACAACGCAAGCGATACAGCACTCAAGCGCAATGCAAACCGGTTCTCAGAGTTCAACGAGAATTCCGCTGCTGTCTCCATCGATACGATTAAAGTTCCAAGTGGAGTCAAGGAGACGGACGTAAAGAAGGCCAGTGAGCCTATCAAGGTTATCCAGATAGGAGACCTGTTCAAACCACTGGACGAGGCCCATGCAGGGCTGGTAGCCGGTCTCAAGAAAAAGGGAGCAAAGGCACTCAATGTAGAGGTCGCTGAAACCTCCTCCGAGTTCACCAAGGAGTCAGTCCAGTCTGCAAGGTCGTTTGCAAGGGCAAATGAAGCAGTAGAGAAAAATGGTGTGGTTGTATTCGGGGATACAGAGACCATGCAAAAGAAGGCAAGGGACTATGCACTCAACCAGAAGTCTGTTGTCGGCTACCACGAAAACGAGAATGAAATCATCATTGACAGGGAAGAGGACGGGATAACCCACTCCCTCATTCTCCGCACCGATGAAGGTGTCAAGGAAGCAGTCCAGAGTAAGCCTGTGCCCTCTGCTCCTGAGCCTACAGAGACAGTTCTTGACGAGAGTGAGGAAACTACACAGGAAACTGAACCAGAGCCTACAGAGAGCGAATTGTATGAAGAGGAAGCCCTGCTGAACGAGGAGGAAATGAGCCTTGATAAGCAGGAGACAGTAGAGCCTGAGCAGGTCGTCAAGAAGCAATACAATCATTACAACAGGACGCTCCAGAGAAAGGGGGCCAAACCGGAAGAGGTGGAATTCCTCAACAAGACCATCCTTCCGCAGATACATGACACCATCAAACAGCAGTCCCCGAACATGACTGAGGAGGAGATTTATAAGCTCTCCATCCCCTCAACGTATTTTGCCTTCGTTGCCTCCAAGGTAGCCAAGACGGACGTGAACACGTTCTTCAATGAAAACTTCAATGCACAGCCATTTATTGCACTCTCAATGGAGCAGGAGGCTGACTTCCTTAGCTCCAGTGAAGGCATTGCAAGCACAGAGGTACAGATTGGAAAGAGTGCAAAGCCATTGCTGAATGGACTCACATACAAAAAGGGGAACAAACATCAGATCGGGCTTGCAAAGGGATTCACCCCAACCACCGTTGTCCATGAAATGGGGCATGTCCTTGTCAACGTAATCAAGGATACCGAGCAATTCGCACCATTCCTCAACGTGTATGCAAGTCAGCTTGAGCAGGATGGTGGTTCAATCGGAACGCACTTTCAGGAAGCCTTTGCCAAAGACCTTGAGCAGTACTTCATCGATGGGAAGGTCAGGGACAGTAGCCTAGGGACAATCTTCAAGGAGATTGGACAGGCAATACGTGACTTCCTTGGATTGATTAGCCCACAACTCGACAGGGAAACAAGGATAGCCTTTGACAGACTCTTTGACTTCAAGCTTGAGCAGGAGAGCAAGGCTGAGCAGGAGACTACCGTAGAGGCAACCAAAGCACCACAACTGCAGCTTGACCTGTTTGGAGAACCAAATGAGGTGGTGGATACACTTGCAAAGATTTCAAATCGTGGGTATTGGCATCTTGAGGAGCTGATTTCCAATTACAATGGTTCGCTGGAAAAAAGTGGTGTTGATTATGATTGGGACAACCAAAAAACGATTGCACCCCATTGGTTTTGGTTCAATAGGCTGAAGTATAAGAGAAATGCAGATGGGAAGATATTCAAGCTGAATGACGGTGAAGTGAGAATGAGTAGCCGCAACATCAATCATATCATCAGGGAACATGGAAAGGATGGCGTTAATATCTTCCATGTAAGCAGGATTGCGCAAGAGCTTGCTAATCCTGTCATGGTTATTAAATCTCCATCAAACAATGATATAAACAAGGATGGGCCGCTTTTTGTCACTCGGTACTACGTGGAACATCGGGGAGAAATGCAACCACTGCTTATTGCTGTCAGGAATTACTTTGACTATCCAGATGGGAAAGATGGTATAGCAGTGGATAATGGAATTACTGTAAACAGCATGTATCCTTGGAAGCCGGAAATGAATGGGGGAAAATCCCTAGATGAAT